GAGAACCCGCCCTCCATAGCCGAGAATCTCCCCAGAAAAATTATTAAAAAGCGTTATTTTGTGTTATTGCAGGTGAAAGGGTGTTTTTTATGAAAACTGACGGTTATTCTTGGGCATATCGGCAGGCGCGTAGGTCCCTCTTGGCTAACGGTCCTATGTGCGTTTATTGTAAGGTTAAGCGTGCTGATACCGCCGACCATGTGCCGCCGTTGTCTTCGTTTCCGTCGCCGGAATTGTGGCATGGTGATTTAGTCCCCTGTTGCCGGTCCTGTAATAGTAGGATGGGCGCAAAGATCACGAATGATCGACGCAGAAAGCATAAGAGGTCTAGGGAATGGTAGCAGAACACGGCAGGCATAGAGAAGCAGCGGAAATAGTGCTAGCAACGGTACCGCAGGCGAACGCTAGTTTATGCGTTACTTTCCGAGCAATAGCAGATGCCTGGGACAATGTAGAAAAAGGCTTATACGACGAGAAGTTGATTACTGGGCTTTCGGTGCAGTTGTTCAAATGCTTAGACCGTTTAGGCATCGAATCTGACCATGATGTATGGGAAGACCTCAGCAGGGAGCTAACGCGCTGATGTCTTTTCTTTGTGAATGTTGCGACAATGTGGCGACTAGGTGGGCTTTGTGCGATTGGTGCTACTCGTATCTGAATCACCCTAGATACGTCGAGAATTTGAAGGGGGATGATGAAACCGTATTATCAGGACGATCACGCAACGATTTACCACGCTGACGCTAGAGAGATATTGCCACTATTACAAGATATTTGTTTAGTTGTGACAAGTCCACCTTACAATTTAGGTAAACCAAAAGGCAAAGAATGGGCAAGATTAGAAAATGGCTACAATTCATATAGTGATGATTTACCCTACGAAGAATATGTCAGCTGGCACAAAACAATAGTTTCTCTATGTTGGGAAACATTAACGAATACCGGCGCTATGTTCTGGAATCACAAACCAAGAGTTAAAGGACCAGAAGTAGCGTTACCTTTAGAGCTTCTACCAGAAAAAGTGCTTTTGCGACAAATCATTATTTGGGATCGTGGTTCAGGATTCAATAGGACAGGTTGTTATTTCGTGCCGTCTCATGAATGGGTTATGCTTTTAGCGAAACCAGATTTCAGGATATCCTCGCGTAATAAAAATGATATTTGGAGATTCCCTTCGGTTTCAGACAAAACCCACCCTGCCTCATTCCCCTTAAAACTGCCTGCTACAGCTATTTCAGCAACAAACGCAAAAACTATTCTTGATCCGTTTATGGGTTCAGGCACTACGCTACGCGCCGCTAAAGACTTAAACCGCAAAAGCATAGGCATAGAAATAGACGAGCAATATTGCGAAATAGCGGCACGCAGACTAGCACAAGAAGTACTACCATTATGAGACCGGCACGTTGGGCAACTGAACGCAACCCAGACCGACTAACACACGGCGCACAACTAGCGAAAGTAGCAGAACAATTAGGCTTCGAGCTGTTTGAGTGGCAACGACAAGTAGCCGACGTAGCGCTAGAACTAGACGCACAAGGCAACTACCACTATCGCACAGTAGGCGTAACCGTAGGCAGACAAAACGGCAAAACAGCGTTAGCCGCTATACGCGCCGCCCTAGAACTACTCAAACCAAACACAGTCACAATTTACACGGCACAAGATAGAAACCTAGCCAGATTGCGCTTCGACGAAATGGTAGCGTTGCTAATGTCTACACCGTTCGCGAAACGTGTTAAACGCTATGTACGCGCTAACGGGCAAGAAGCGCTTTACATGAACAACGGTAGCCAGTTTCGGATTGTTACGCCGTCAGCGCAGGGCGGTAGAGGACTAACCGTAGATTGTGCAATCATTGACGAAGCACTAACACATGACCTACGACTAGTAGCCAGCTTACAACCAACAATGGCGACAAAGAAAAGCGCGCAAATGTGGCTAACCAGCAACGCAGGCGGACCATATAGCACGATGCTATCCCACTACCGCAAACTAGGGCACGCCGGTAACCCTTCGCTATGTTGGCTTGAATGGGCGGCGGCTGAAGACTGCGACATACACGACGAAAACGTATGGTACGAAGCTATTCCCACCCTGGGCGAAGAACACGGCGTTACTATCGAGGCAGTGCGGGAAGCTGTACAAACCACAGAACCGCTTATTTTCATGTCAGAATGGTTAAACATTTGGCACACTCTCAAATCACAAACAGTTATTGACCCTGAACAATGGGCGGCGCTACAACGCGAAGACATACAAATAGGCAGTTACGTTTGTTTCGGAATTGACGTAAGTCCTGACAGGGACCGCGCAAGCATCGGGGCGGCAGGTCTTAACGGCGCATACACCGCCTTAGAGGTTATTGAGTCAGAAAACCGTATCGGTTGGCTAAAGGACCGAATACTGCAACTACATCAAAAGTGGCGTATGCCGTTTGTTATAGATTCAGGCGCCGCCGCTAGTAGCCTTATAGGTGAGTTAGAAGCCGAAGGCGTACACGTCATACCAATTAACATGCGCCAGTACGGGCAGGCTTGCGGTAGCTTCTACGACGCCGTACAGGACGGCACCATAGCGCACATGGGCGACATACGCTTACAAAACGCTATCGAAGGCGCTACCCGCCGCAAACTAGGCGAGCAATGGGCGTGGTCACGCAAAACCGCAGACAACGTAGACATCACGCCATTAGTAGCCGTAACCATTGCCCGATACGCATTAACCAATAATTTGGCGAACCCTAACCCTAAAGTAGCAATACACTAACCATAGGACATTTTTATAGTATGATAAAAACCAAATACCTAGCGCTTGCGCTGGAACTAATCGGCGTAGCAGCAATATGTTACGCAATATATCTATTAATCAACCTAGCGGCATGTTTAATCGCATGCGGTGTGGTCGCCGTCATATTGGGGGCAGCTTTGGAAATAGCAAATGATAATTAACAGCCTACTGGGACGACAAACACGAAGTACCAACATTACGCTACCCGATAGGTACATCCCACCGCAAAGCCTGACGGGTGGTATAAACGTTACGGAGGGAACAACGCTTTCAGTTCCCGTGGCGTATAGGGCGGTTCAGCTCATATCGGATTCCATAGGTTCCCTACCGTTCGGCGCGTACCGTGACGATCAACGCCTAGACCCCACACCGGCGATACTGCGACAACCAGACCCGAACTTTACCCGTATGGAAACACTAGGCGCCGCCGTAGGTAGCCTAATAATGCGCGGCAACGCCTATTTTTTATTGGGTAACCCTGACCGCTTCAACTTCTACCAGAACGCTATCCTGTTATCCCCTGACGCTGTAGTGGTCCAGATGCTTAACGACGGGTCGATAATATATAAGGTAAACGGGAACACATACGACCCGTCAGAGATATTACATATTCGGGCTGGCGTTTTGACCGCCGGTAGTCTCATGGGCGCTGGACCACTACAGATGCAACGCCGAACCCTGGCGCTGGCGTTAGCCGGTGACGAATCAGCCAGCGAAATGCACGTCAATGGGTCAATACCCAGCGGCGTTATCAACAGCCCTTCAGAGTTATCGCAGGAAGAAGCGAAAGAATTAAAGAACGCCTTTATGAAAGCCCACGCAGGTCGCCAAAAAAGTCCGGCGGTTCTGAGCGGTGGGTTATCGTATCAGGCTTTGAGTTTCTCGCCGGATGATCTGCAACTACTAGAATCACGGCGGTACAGCGCCGAACAGATTTGCACGATTTTTGGTGTGCCGCCGCACATGATCGGCGTTAGCACCGACGGCAACAGCAAAACATATTCAAACGTCCAGCAAGATGTCAGATCTTTCGTACAGTTCACTTTGCGCGGGTACATGTCACGCATAGAGCAATCTTTCAGCGGGCTTTTACCCAGGGGGCAAGTAGCCCTATTCGATACTGACGATTATCAGCGGGCGGATAGGCGTGAACGATTTGAAGCGCACCGAATCGGCGTAGAGGCTGGATGGCTGACACTTGACGAAGTACGGCGCATCGAGGATCTACCAGCGAACAATGTAGAAGTGGAGGTAACCGAATGAGCGAACTGGAAACACGCACACTAGAATTTTCGGATTTAGAAACCAGAACCGAAAACAACGAACATTTTATTACGGGCATGGTGGCGCCGTTCCAAAGCCGTTTCGATGCGGGTCGCTATATAGAAACCCTATCATCAAGCGTTTTCGACAAAAGCATCAAAGAACGCGGCAACCGCATACCGCTACTAGAACAGCACGACACGCAACGGCACCCAATAGGTATGGCAGTTAAATGGGACAAAACCGCATCAGGATTGATCGCCGATTTTAAGCTGGCAGGAACCGCACGCGGCGAAGAAGCACGCACACTGGCAAGCGAAGGCATGGTAACCGGTCTATCAGTCGGTTTCGTTCCCGTCCGCAACAAAACCAGTCAGGTAGACGGCAGGCAACACATAACAAGGTTAGAAGCGAAACTAGATCATGTAGGGCTTGTCACCCAACCGGCATACAGCGAAGCGCAAGTACTATCGGTACGCGCCTGGGACCCCGACGACGAAGAATTAGTCCCACGCCTAGCCAAATGGCGACATCTTTTAGTTAATCCTTGAAAACGTCACACCAGTGCGTTACACTACGGCTACCATATTTGCGCCGTTGATTACGCCGGTTAGATCAAACCACCTAATCGACACCCGAATAAGAAATTAATCACTTTAACTTTTATTTGGAGAAATAAACTAATGAAACTACTTGACCAAATGGTTGAGGAGCGTGCCGAAATATCAGAAGCGCAAACGGGTATCGTAACCCGCGCCGCTGACGAGGAACGCGACCTCACCGAAACAGAAGACCAGAACCTGAAGGAACTGGCAACACGGGCAGAACAGCTAGACACGCGCATCGAGGAATTGAGAGCCGTTCAGGTTTCAAACCTTGAAGCCGCGAAACTCCGCGCCGAGTCT